GGAATTCTAACTCAAAAAAATCAAATAATAAAAAATGAATGATAAGGATTTAAACGTCAATATCAATGTTGATGAAGTACAAAATTTAAAAAAGAAATATAAAAAAATTAAAAAATACATGCGATCTGGACTGTACCAGATCAAAAAACTGGATGGAACTGAAACAGTTGTATCAAATTTACTCAAAGATGATAAAACTGTATAGTAAGTTACACTTGAAAGTTTCTATATAATATGGTATAATAACCATACGTTCATCCTCCTCGGAGGACGCAAGTAAGTCGCGGAACGGAGCGTTCATCCCATGCTACCAGAGTTACTCTTATATGCAGCACTTAGTTGCCAACAAGCCGATTCTATTATGTTTCGGATTACAAAAAATGATTCTCTTCGTAATGAAACTAAGTTGGAGTTAGTTGAAACTATAAGGGATTCAACACCAGAATGTGATTGGTACTGGGACGCAAACGACTGAAGGAACGGGATTAAAACCCCCTAGTATTTCAGGAGTAAATCAATGAACACACTTACAATCATCAAAAAGCAGATTGAAAAGCAGTCTGCACTTCACAATGCACAGATTTCTCACACTGCATATCGTGGTGTTGAGTATCGTGTAAAAAGCGGACAAGAGAAAGAATCTCATGGAACCTTTTGCTATCGTGGTCGCATCTACGTTAAGTGATTAACATGGAAGCATTACAAGTTGCCGGTTTCGGTTCTCTCTTTTGTGTTGCATTTATTGGACTTCTTTATGGCGAGATACTAATTCTCTATAAGAGGTAAACCATGTTGAAGATCAGTTTTAGTTATGATCTTCCAACATATGATCCAAAAAAACACGATCCAGATAAAAAGTTTGTACTTTTAACTTATCGTGGTATTCATTATGCAAAGTGGGTTTATCTTAAATCCATGGGTGCACAAAGTTGGAAAGTATTTAAGAGAGGTTAAGAAACCTCTCTTTTTTTGTCTTTATATTAAAATAACACAAATGTTAGTAAACTAACATAAACTGTACTATATACTACAGAATTAAGGTTATCCGAAATGATCTAAAACCCCACTTTCAAATTATATTATTAGTTTAATTGTATTGGAGGTGATTAATGCACAATCTTATTTCCCGTAATCAATTAGCAGAATGGAATCATCTGGAAAGTACCTTTGCTCAGTTCGATACTGAAACAGATCTAGTAAATGATTACTTTGACTGCTTAATTGAATGCGATGAGGACCAACAAACATGTAAACGAATATGTAGGAGTCTTTTAAATTAGAATTATTGTGGGGAGGTCTTGACGATCTCCCCTTTTTTGTGTAAAATATAATTAAATTGAGATCTATTTAATGGATAGAGACAAACTAAAACTTATTGTTAGAAATCTAAAATCTTTGGTCGCAGCACTAGAGTCAGAAATTTATTCAGATGTGGAAGCGTATAAGTACAAAGAATCTGAAACAAAAAAATTAGACTATGATGAAGTCTTTGAAGACGATGACGAATGACTACTAAGAGGTATAAAATTATGGAACAAAAAGCAAGACTAATCAGTGTGACTCCAGATGCTGAAAAGACAATGGCTTATATTGCCAGAGTTTCAAATCCATCCAATCAGAATAATGAAAAGTATTCTGGTCTTTTGCGTTATTGTATTAAACACAATCATTGGTCTGTATTTGAGCAAGCAACTATGACCCTTGAGATTGAAACTACAAGAGCAATAGCGGCTCAAATACTGAGGCATCGTAGTTTTACATTTCAAGAATTTTCGCAACGGTATGCAGATTCATCTTTGCTAGGTTCAGCCATCCCTCTTCCAGAGATGCGTCGTCAGGATGAAAAAAATCGTCAAAATTCTATCGATGATCTTGATCCATTTACCGTTCAGAATTTAGAGTTGCAAATGCAAACTCTGTTTGATTCTTCGATGGCACTGTATCAACAAATGCTTAATCGTGGAGTGGCAAAAGAATGTGCCAGAAATGTTTTGCCACTTTGTACTCCTACTCGTATCTACATGACCGGATCATGTAGATCATGGATTCATTATATCAATTTAAGATCTGCAAATGGCACTCAAAAGGAACATATGGATGTTGCACTTTCCTGCAAATCTATTTTTATTCAAGAGTTTCCTGAAGTATCAGAAGCTCTTGAATGGGTCTAAATACAATACATTGATATTAAATTATGGCAACATATCCTGTTATTAACAAAAACACCGGAGAACAGAAAGACGTTATAATGAGCGTTCATGAATGGTCTCAGTGGTGTGCAGATAACCCAGACTGGCAAAGAGATTGGTCTGATCCATCTACTTGCCCAGGTTCAGGTGAAGTTGGTGATTGGAAAGACAAACTTCGTAAATCAAAACCAGGATGGAACGATGTTCTATCTAAAGTTAAACAAACCCCAGGTTCTAACATCCGTAAAGTTTAAGTATGCCAGCAAGAAAAAGAAAGAATGATCCGATCAGTGGTATCGGAAGTATGAGTTCAAGACAATTAAAAAGAAAGAAACCAATTAATTCTGATTCAATGGTCGATATTAAACCATTGACGGATAATCAAAAGAAATTCTTTGAAGAGTATAAAGCAGGTAAAAATCTTTTTGCATATGGTGCAGCGGGAACAGGTAAAACATTCATTGCACTTTATCTTGCACTTAAAGATGTTTTAGATCAATTCACACCATATGAAAAAGTATATGTGGTTCGATCTTTAGTTGCAACTCGTGAAATTGGTTTTCTTCCTGGTGATCATGAAGATAAATCTTCCCTATATCAAATTCCATACAAAAACATGGTTAAGTACATGTTTGAAATGGCTGATGATAATGAATTTGAAATGCTTTACGGTGCATTAAAAGGACAAGAAACAATTAGATTCTGGTCTACATCTTTCCTTCGTGGAACTACAATGGATAATTGTATTATTATTGTTGATGAAATGCAAAACTTGAATTTTCATGAACTTGATAGTATAATTACAAGAGTTGGTGAAAATTGTAAGATTGTATTCTGTGGTGACGCAGCACAGTCTGACCTTGTGAAGACCAATGAACGAAACGGAATTCTTGATTTTAAAAAAATTATTATGGCAATGACTGAAGACTTTGCAACTGTAGAGTATGATGTTAATGATATTGTGAGATCTGGATTTGTTCGTAATTATATTATGACAAAAATTGCACTTGGTATTTAATGTTTATTCATTTAGATAATTTAAAAGGTGAAACTGATCTGAAGGCAACTATGATCGATGGGACTCGTTTTTATGAAGTCCCATCTGGAAAAATGTATCCTTCCATCACCTCTGTCACGAGTTTCTACAACCGTGAAGTATTCGTTGAATGGAGAAAGAAGGTTGGAGATGAAAAGGCAAATAAAATTACTAAAGAATCTACATTTAGGGGAACCAAGTTTCATGATGCGGTAGAACAATATGTGAAGAATGTTCCTATTAAGGATATTCCCATGCTCCCCTCAACTAAATTTTTGCTCCTCTCGGCAAAGGAAAATCTTGATCGTATAAATAACATACATGCTTTAGAAAAGTCACTCTACAGTGACTATCTTGGTCTTGCTGGTCGTGTTGACTGCATCGCAGAGTATGATGGAGAACTTGCAGTCATCGACTTTAAGACCTCAACGAAGATAAAACCCGAAGAATGGATTGAAAATTACTTCGTGCAAGAAACCGCTTATGCTTGCATGTATTATGAAATGACTGGTATTCCAGTTAAAAAACTCATTACCATTATGGTTGCAGAAAACGGAGAATGTAAAGTATATGAAAAACGCAACAAGGGTCACTATATTAAACTTCTCACAGAATACATTCGAAAATTTGTCGAGCACAAAACAGGATCCTATGGAGAATAAAGTAGACGATTTAATTAAAGAAAAATTTTTATGTCAAGCAAAGTTTGCACAAGAAATTGAAAGTTTAGTTAAAACATATAATTTTAATTACATCGATGCAATTCTTACTTTCTGTGAAGAAAATAAAATTGAAATGGAATCAGTTTCTAAATTGA